GCTGCTGAAATTTTGTGAGAGAGGTGGTGGCTGCGATGGGCGGACCCCGTAAAATCAAATCCGCCAAGCAAATGGCAGAGCTTTGGGAAGCGTTCAAGGCGCAATGCAATAATCGGATGATTCTGACCCATGATTTCAGCTCTAAAAATAGCGAGTTCGTAAGCAAAGAGCTGAGGCGGAGTGTCACCTATACCATCGAGGGCTTTTGCGTGTTCGCCGGGCTTTCTAGGGCGGCGTTTTATAAAAATTATGCTGGAGATAAGAGATACGTTGACATTGTTACGCGCATGAAGGAAGAGTGCGAGGTTGATGCACGAGAGAAATTCGAAACGGGTCAAATCCCTACCCAATTGGCCCCTCTGTGGATGAGCAAGCACGGCTACAGTGCGAAGACTGAGCAATCCGCTGCAGGGCAAAGTGCGCTGGAGCAGTTTGTCCAAGCAACCAAGCCCACCCAGGCGGAAGTGGAGGCCTTATATGCCGAAGAAAACTAAGGGATTTCACTTCAAGCCCTTCTCCCCAAAGCAGCGCCGCTTGATGTGCTGGTACGAGCCTGGCAGCCCACATCGGGATTGCGATATGGTCATTGCGGATGGTGCGATCCGATCCGGCAAGACTGTGGCTATGATCTGCGGCTTCTTTCGCTGGAGCCTGGGATCATTTCGGGGAGAGACTTTTATCCTGGCCGGGAAGACCGTAGGGGCCCTTAAACGTAACGTCATTGGTCCGGCCCTGGAGATCCTACGGGCCTGGGGGTTGCCGTATACCTACGTCAGTTCTGGAGACGAGGCCAGGCTGGAGGTCGGCGATAACACCTACTACCTGTATGATGCCCACAACGAGCGGAGCCAGGACCGCCTCCAGGGCTTGACAGCCGCCGGCGCTTTGGCTGACGAGGTGGCCCTGTTCCCGCGCTCCTTTGTGGAGCAGATGCTTGGCCGGTGCAGCGTAGAGGGTGCAAAAATCTGGCTCAACTGCAACCCTGAAAGTCCAGCCCATTACGTCAAAACCGAGTTAATCGATAAAGCGGCCGAAAAGCATATCTACCACCTGCATTTCCGGATGACGGACAACCTGACGCTGTCCCCGGCTAAGCGGGAGTTTTACGAGCGGATGTTCACTGGCGTATTTTACCGGCGCTTTATCCTGGGTGAGTGGGCCTTGACAGATGGGCTGGTGTACCCGCAATTTGCAGATGATCCCAGCAAGTACTCTGCGGATAGCCCACCTGCCATCCAGTACGCTGTAATCGGCGTCGACTTTGGCGGCACTGGTTCTGCCCATGCTTTTACGCTGATTGGTTTTACGCCTGGCATGCAGGCTGTGGTGGTCCTGGACGAGTACTACCACAGCAATAAGCGGGACGGCATTCTTTCACCAGAGGAACTGGCAAAAGCCTTTGTGGACTTCGTACGGCGTGCCAAGAGCAAATACCGGGTATACGAGGCCTATTGCGACAGCGCAGAGCAGACGCTGATCCAAGGGCTACGCATTGCTGCTATCCAGGCCGGCTTGGGCGTTGACATACGCAACGCCATCAAAGGGCCTATCAACGACCGGATTATGTTTTACAACAGCCTAATTGCCCAAGGGCGATTTTTGGTTTGCTCCCGGTGCAAAGCTACCATCCAGGCCATGTGTCAGGCTGTGTACGACTCCAAGGATCCCACAAAAGACAAACGCTTGGATGACGGCAGTACCAACATTGACAGCTTGGACAGCATGGAGTACGCCACAGAGGCAGTCCAAAGCGACATCCTGTATCTGGGCACAAAGAGGTGATAGCATGAATGCAATTGTGCAATACTTGAAGTCAAAGGGTCATAACTGTGTGCCGGATGAGTTTTACAGTGCTGTTACCCTGTGGAAAAAATGGTACCGGGGCCGGGTGCCAGAATTCCATGACTACCGGCAATACAACGGCAAGGCTCACCTCCGCCGATCTCGCAAGTCTCTGGCCATGGCGAAAACGGTGGCGGAAGACTGGGCGAACCTGGCGCTGAACGAAAAAGTGGAGATCATGTGCGGGAAGAAATCCACAGACAGGCGCGTCTGGGATGTATTAAATTCCAACAAGTTTCGGGTCCGGGGCAATCAGCTGCTGGAAATGGCTTTTGCTATGGGGACTGGCGCCTTTGTGGAGCATAAGGGCGTCGGAGGGACGGTCAAAATTGATTACATTCGGGCAGACATGATCTACCCGCTGAGTTGGGACAACCTGTCCATCACACAATGCGCTTTTGCCAGCGAGGTGGCGTCCGGCAAGGAAAGGCATGTGTACCTCAACCTCCACTTGCTGGAGAACGGTAAGTACGTGGTGGAGAATCACATGTTCCGCCGCAGCGGAGAAGCTCTGACTGAAATTGATCTGCCTCCCGGGGTGGAAGCGAAGATCTCCACAGGATCTGAAATCCCGTTATTCCAGATCATTCGCCCCAACATCGCCAACAATCTGGATCCGGATTGCCCCATGGGTATCTCCGTCTACGCCAATGCCCTGCCACAGCTGGAGGGCCTGGATCTGGTATATGATTCCTACTGCAACGAGTTCCAGCTTGGGCGGAAGCGCATTACCGTCCCGATGTCCATGGCCAGAGTCCAGATGGAGCAAGACGGCACGGTTACCCCCATCTTCGACGACAACGATACTGAATTTTTTGCCGTGCCTGCAGCGGAAGGGCAGGATAACAAGATTCAAGAGCACAACATGGAGATCCGGTATCAGGCGCACGACGCCGGAATTCAAACAGCCCTGAACCTGCTGTCTTTCAAGTGTGGCATGGGTAAGGACCGATATAACTTCCAGGACGGGCAGGTCAAAACGGCCACGGAGGTAATTAGTGAGAAATCCGACTTATACCAAAGCCTAAAGAAGCATGAGCTTTTGCTGCAAGATGCCTTGATCGGCCTATACGCCGCTGTTGCAACCCTGCTAGGGCTTGACGCATCAGAGGTAACAGTAAACTTTGATGATAGCATCATCGAGGACAGCGACGCCCAGCGCGCCACAGACAGGCAGGATGTCCGGGATGGGCTAATGGCCAAGTGGGAATATCGAAAACGCTGGTACGGTGAAGACGAGAAGACGGCAAGAGCCATGGCCGCGGAGCTGGACGCGGGGCCGGAATTGGGATTTGGCGGTGACGGCTGATGCTGACGCCGGAGTATTTGCGAGATCTGCCAGAGGCTATTTTGCGGCTATATCAGGAGGCAGAGCTGCGTATCCTGGCGGATATGGTCAGGCGCTTGGCTGCCTATGATTACTGGATCCCGGCAGCGGAGCACCAAAAGAGGGCCTTGCAAGAGGCCGGGCGGACCCACGAGGAGATCGTGGATGCCCTGGCCAAGATTACTGGCAAGTCCAGCCAGGAGCTGCGCCAAATGATGCAGGAGGCCGGCACCAAGGCGCTGGAAAGCGATGCGGCTGAGTACATTTCCGCCGGCCTAGAACCACCTAGCATCCGGGATAGCAAGCGCCTGCGCGACACGCTCAACGCCGGATATAAGGCCACACAAGGCACCATGCGCAACCTGGCCAAGACCACGGCAAAAACCGCCTCACAGCAGTTCGAGCGAGCTCTGGACCGTGCTTGGGTGGACATTCGGAGCGGCGCAATCGACTACAACACAGCAATCCGCAGTGCCATCAAAGATCTATCCAAGAGTGGCGTGCAATCCATCCGCTACCCTACTGGCCACACTGATAGCTTGGAGGTGGCCGTCCGCAGGGCTGTGGTGACCGGGGCCAACCAGACCGCCTTGCAGCTGCAATGGGACCTGGCGGACGAAATGGGCTGTGATCTGGTGGAGACTACTGCCCACGCCGGAGCCCGCCCATCACACGCAGAGTGGCAGGGGCAAATCTTTAGCCGCTCCGGCAAATCCACCAAGTATCCGGATTTTCGGGCTGCAACTGGCTACGGCACCGGAGCAGGACTGGGCGGCTGGAATTGCCGCCATAGCTACCATCCCTATTTTGAGGGTACCCCCAGAGCCTACAGCAAGGAGCAGTTGGAGCAATACAACGCCAAGGATTACGCCTATAACGGGCAACAGCTGACGGAGTATGAGGCAACGCAGATCCAGCGATACAATGAAAGGCAGATACGCCGGTGGCAACGGGAGCGAACCGCTTTGGAAGCCGCCGGATTGGATGCATCCGAAGCTACCGGGAAACTACGCCAATGGCGGGATACACAGGCTGATTTTTTGCGACAAACCGGGCTAAAACGGCAATATGAACGTGAAAAAATCTCTGGAGGACCATTTACAAATCCGAAGAAACAGGATAAAATACGGACAGTAACCTTTGATGACAAACAGTTTGGAAAGAAAGTTGGAAAGCACGCTGCGGACTTCGGCTTGTCAGCTGGAACACCGGAAGATAGGGCCAAAATGAAACAGGTGATCCTGGATATTGTGGATCACGCTGATGAAAAGGTTGGCGGGGAGTGGCGCGGCCAGGAGGAGGCTGTCTTATTCCACATTAGGGGCCAGGACGTTGTTGTCACGAGAGAAAATGGAGAATTTGTCACTGTATTGAAAGGTGGTGTTGAAAATGCGCGGGTTAAGAAAGCGAGAGGACAGTAAATTTGAAAAGTTTTTTGAGATTGTCCAGGCTGCTGCAGAAAAGAAGGGTTGTGTATTTTTCTTGGATTGCGGCGAGGGGCGTGACTTGGAAACCGAAGATCTATCCGGAGAAGATCTGTCGGGCTGGCTGATCCCGGAGGGCAAGGTAGCCCAATTCGAAAAAGAATTCCTGGGTGGCCACGTCCAGGAAGTGTGGAATGAATTTATCGCCTTTGCCACTTGGCGCAGCAGCCCGAACGGCGTCAACATCAGCTTCCAGCAATTTTAAATATCCCAGCAATGATTCAAGCACAGTGCGACTTGCGCACCGTGCTTTTTTCATACCCATTTTGCAAACAGGAGGTAAAAATATAATGGAATTCTTGAGAGATCTCTTTGGCGGCGGCCCGATGACCTATGATCAGCTGGCCGCCGCTGCGAGGGAGAGAGGCTACCAGGTGGTCAACGCCGCCGGTGGCGCCTATGTGCCAAAAGCAGATGCGGACAATCTGCAGGGCCAGGTAGCAACTCTAACCGGCCAGTTGGCAGACGCCAACAAAAAGCTGGAAGGCTATGACCCAAGCTGGAAGGATAAGGCCGCGCAAGCACAGAAGCAGCTGGAAGCCCAGCAGTTTGACTTCGCCCTGGAAAAAGCAGTTGCTGCTACGCATCCCCGCAATGCCAGAGCCGTTATGGCGCTGCTGGATCGGGATAAGCTGTCCTTTGCTGGCGGTGAGGTGATCGGCCTGGAAAAACAACTGGACGCCATGCAAAAAGGCGAGGACACGGCCTTTTTGTTTGAAGCCCCCGCGCCCCAGAAAGCTACTGGATTGAGCCACCAGAACGCCCACCCCGTTGGCGGATCCGGCTCTAACGACGCCGCCAACCAAGCGCTGAGGGCATTTTTTGCCCACGGCGAATAAGAAAGGAGAAACATTATGCCCAACATGATTTCCCGCCAGAATGCAGAAGCGCTCATTCAGGAGCAGCTCATCAACACCATCCAACAGGACGCGCCCAAGCAGTCCGTATTCATGCAGTTGGCCCGAAAGCTGCCCAACATGACCAGCCGGCAGACCCGGATTCCTGTTCTGGATATGCTGCCTATGGCCTACTGGGTCAGCGGGGACACTGGCTTCAAGCAGGCCAGCCAGCAAGCCTGGGACAACATCTACCTGACCGCCGAGGAGTTGGCCGTCATTGTGCCCATCCCTGAGGCAGTGGTGGCAGATTCCAGCTTTGATATCCTGGGTGAGGTCCAGCCCCGCATCATGGAGGCCATTGGCCAGCGGGTGGACAGCGCCGTGATTTTCGGCGTCAACCGTCCAGCTAGCTGGAGAGCCGACATCATCACCACCGCCCGGCAGGCTGGCAACAATGTGGCACCTGGTTCTACCCCCAATTATTATGATCTCATCATGGGAGAGAGCGGCGTCATTGCCAAGGTGGAGGAGTCTGGCCGTATGGTTACCGGTGCACTGTCCGCCATGGGCATGCGCGCCAAGTTGCGTGGCATGAAGGGAACGGACGGTCACCCCATTTTCAAATCCGATATGCAAGGCTCCACCCAGTATGCTTTGGATGGTGCGCCCATGTATTTCCCTCAGAACGGGAGCTTTGACCAATCCATTGCCCAGCTGATTGTGGGCGACTTCTCCCAAGCCGTCTATGCCATCCGCCAGGACATCACCGTCAAGATCCTGGACCAGGGCGTCATCCAGAATCCCGAAACCAAGGACATCGTCTACAATCTGGCCCAGCAGGACATGATTGCGCTGCGGGTGGTCTTCCGGATGGGCTGGGCACTGCCCAATCCTGCAACCCGCATGGATGGTGACCGCACCAGTTGCCCCTTCGCCTACCTGGAGCCCGCCACTGCCGCAACCACCCAGGCGGTGACCTTTACCGTAAAGGACAACGCCAGCACTCCCGTAGCTGTGGCGGACGCCATTGTGGATGTGGACGGCGCACGGATCAAGACCGACTCCACCGGTAAGGCGGTGTTTAATCTGCGGGCCGGTGATTACACAGCCAAGATTACAAAGCCCGGCTACAAGGCAGTAACTGAGAGCGTTACCGTAGCGTCTGCCGCCGTGGCCAAGTCCGTCACCCTAATCCCGGCGTAAGGTGGCCATCATGCTATACGCCACCTACGACTACTACCAAACCATCTACTGCGGCACTATGACCGGGGACGAGTTCCGCCGGCACGTCCGCTCCGCCAGCGCCTACCTGGACCAAATCACCTTTGGCCGGGTGGGCGCTTTGCCGGAGGGGGACCCTTTGCAAGATAGAGTCGCAGACGCCTGCTGCGCCGTAGCGGAGGCCTATCAGCGCAACGAGGCAGGCGCAATCACATCCGAGACCAACGGGGACCACAGCGTCACCATCTCCCGGGGCAACAAATCTGATAGCCGTCGGCTGTATGACGCTGCAGCCCTGTATCTGGGCAACACGGGCCTTTTGTATCGGGGGGTGTACGGATGCTAGATTGCAACAAAACTGTGACTC